GGATCTTTTTATTAGAATAGGTTTGTGACGTACACGCGACGGTAGTAAACGTTGGTGTTGTTGTCGAGACCTTGAGCAGTTGCCCAAGAACCTGATTCTGTTGCGCCTTGTGCGAATGGGTTTGCAACCATGCCATAGCGAGTTTTGAACCCGATTTTTGGCTGGAAGCTGTTTTCGCCAACGGCACGAACCATTTGTAGTGGAACGTATGGGCAGTAGAATAGGCCAGCATCGAATGATGAAGAACCTTTATAACCAACTACCATGTAGTTGCTGCCTGCATATGGGTCAATGTAAACTCTGTAACGACCGTTTAGAACACCTGCGAATGTATTGCCTGTGTCGTCAACGTTTAGCGCGTTTGAGTTAAGAGCAGGTGTGTAGTCAAGGACACCAGCCATCTGTAGAGCAGACGCAACGTCTGAAGAACAGATAACGATGTTACCTTTACCACGACGAGTTGCTTTCGCAATCGCATTGGCTTCTTGCTCGATTTGGAACATTAGGCCTTTGAATTTTTCAACTGACCAACGGCCATTTGCGTCAACGTCAAGGTCGAATGTACCTTGTGCAGTTGTACCTGCGGCACCTTGAACAGCGTTTGTGTAGATTGTGCGAACTAGCTCACGGTTGATTTCTACAAGGATTTCGGATTGTAGAATGTTTGCTAATTCTGTTTCGGCATCTAGACCATGAACTGCTTTAAGGTCTTGCGCAAGTTCAGTGGTGTATTCTGCTTTCAACTGACGTGACTTCGCAGTAACAGAAACTTTCTCGATTGAGAATGCCATTTCGTTGAAGTTTGCGTCGGATTCAGCAGAAGCTGTTGGCATACCTGCGCCAGTTGTAACTGAACCGTATGCTGAACCTGTTGCACCAGCTTGAGTACCAGCACCTGAGAATGAAGTGTTTGCTTCACCGTAGAATACTTCAGTACCGTTTTGAGCTGTTTGACGTGAACGCATTGCAAAGATCAAACCTGTTGGGCCTGTCATTGGCTGAACGCCAGCAATATCGTACGCGATCAAGTTTGGCATTGCACGACGTACTAATGAAATAAGTACTGGGTCGTAGCCTGCTGTTGGTCCACCCGCAGCTGAATCTGCACCGAAGCCGCCTGTGCCGGCATCGTTAGCATGTGTTGCTTCTGAAAGCAATGATGTCATATTAGCAGAAACGTCGCCTTCTGAACGAAGAGCTTTTTGCGTGTTCTCAAGAACAGTCGCAGTCACTGCTTTCTTGTGTGGATCTGAAATAGTAGAAAAGTTACCGTGCTCAAGAACTGGGCCCCACTTCTCTACAAGAGCTTGATAGTTTGACTGAGTCATCTGTTTCTATCTCCTTGTTATTGTTTTGTTCTTCTAAGTTATATTTATAAAGTTAAGATTTTCAATTATTTTCTAGCATTTAGAGCCGCAATAAGAGCATTGATTGATGGATCTTCAGAAGCTGGTTTAGCAACAACTGTTTCCTCAGTCAAAATCTCTTCTTCTTCCTCTTGAGCCTCTTCAACGACAGGCTTAGCTTCTGCAAAGAATGATTCTTTTAGAGTTTCAAGATTCTGAGTATACTCTTCTACGTTTTCGAAGTCAAGCTTTTCAGAAAGAACTTTTAGACGCTCACGCTGAGTCATTGTGAGATCTTCTGTCATTTCTGCAAAAACTTTCTCTGCCTTAAGGGCTGCGATTTCCTTAGCAAGCTTAACATTCTCATCGATTGTTTTATTTGCTTCGGCTTTCATTTCTTCAACTTCTTCTTCAAGTCCAGCAACTACGTCAACTGTTTCGTCGTCAACTTCGATGTTGTGCTCTTCGAAAAGCTCCTTAAGACCATTCATTAACGATTCTGCCATCTCAACTTTAATGCCGGCTTCGATAGCAAGTTCGTTTTCCTTCATCCATTCTTCGACAACGTAGTCAAGATATGAATCAAGATTCTCAATAATAGTGTTTACTGTTGAGTCAACTGACTCTTGCATTTCTTGGTCAACTTTTGCAGCATATTCTTCAGCCATTGCATTGGCTTTTACTGTTGCTGCTTCGTGAACCGCTGCTTCAAACACTAGAGTAACTTTGTTTTTAAACTCTTCTGAAAGATCCATACCTTCAAACATTTTTGAAATTGATTCGTCGATAGTAATAATTTCTTCTTCAACGATTTCAACTTCGTCTGTTTCGGCTTCTTCTTTCATGCCTGGTGTTGCAGTGGAAATC